TCAAGCTGATCATGTATTAACTTCTGCATTTGTTCTGCAGCCATTCTAGCTGGTTCTATTTGTGGAGAACCTGTATAAGATGGACCTTCTTCAAAACCTAAATTTTCATATTCTTGATTTAGGTTTTTCATTAATTCATTTACTGTAGCACCTGGTGGTATTTGTCCACCATCACCAGGAAATCCATATGGACTTTGTAATTCTTCTTGTGGCTGCTGTGGTTGTTTATCTTTAAGATGTGCTCTTTTAGCTATTTCTTCTGGTACAGATGTAGGAGATACACCTAGTGGAAACTTACCTTGAGAAAATAATACTTCAATAATTTGACCAAATGAAGCAAGAACTTTAGTCTTTGTAATCTTTACAAATACTCTAGATTTTTCATTTTCTCTAAATGCAGTTTCTGGACCGTATAATCCTCTGTAATTTCTATATGCTTTTAACCATCTTTTTTCATCGTATACTTTAGATGTTTCAGCTTGTTGAAATCTTTCTCGTATATAACCTACTAAAGGATTACCTTCGGCTTCGTAGCCGCCATTATTTTCTTTATCTTCATCCATAGATTAAACTTCTAAACTATATAATTTTGTTTTTTTAAATTTATCCATTAGTTTTTTTCTTTTCATAAATTCAGCAGGATCAATTACAGGTGTTTTACCACCATTTACCTTAACATTTTTTTTAGGGTAAGTAGATCCTACTTCTGAATCGTCAGCTTGTCCAGGTTGCCTAGTAGGATATTTATTACTATATTCTTTTTTATTTTTATCAATAATCATTAAGATTAGTAATCTCTTTCTTCAGCCATTCTAAAGATTGCTGGATCTACTTTTGATTTAGATTTACCTTTAGCATCATTACCATCACCACTTGTAGCTCCTTGTTGAACTTTAGCATTAGGATCTATTGCCATTGGTTCATTAGGTGCTTTCGGTGCATCTGGTGCAAGTTCTCCGTGCATGTATCTTTTCATCATTTGGGTTTTCTCCTCTTTTTAGTTTTACTTTTTTTCTTGTTGTATTTCTTTTTTCTTGTGCCTGCATATACTACAGGTATAAAATTACTCTTGGGTCCAAGACTCATTAATAGTCTTTTTCATCAGCCATTTTAAACAACGAATCTTCTACATGCTCTGAACCAGATTTAGTTGGTACAGTTGGATCATAGTCATACTCTTGGTATTTTCTAGGTGCATGTTGAGAAAAGTCAATATTAGTATGTTCCCTGTTAGGCTGTTTGCCTTCAGGTGCATCACTTAACTGACCTTGTTTTACTTTAGCTTTTGGATCAAATTTTGCTTCCATTGCTGTTCTCCTGTTAGATTTTTAATTTTTTAATCTTTAAAATATTTTTAGTTGGGATACTTGTATGACCACCACCTTGTTTTATTTCTTTATTATTAACTTCAAAGCTACAGTCAGACATTAGAATTGTAATATCTTTATCTTGTTTAACTAACCAACCTACTGTGCAGCATACTGCAGTTGTTGATTTTTTTATATCATGAATGTCAACCCACGAACAATCTGATACAATATCTTCCCAGTATGCCATTACTAAATCATACGGAAAAATTTTTTTATTTAGTTCTGGTAGTTTTCTTTTTGACACCTTTTAGTTTACCAGAGTTCTCCATAGCATAAAATATGGCTTCACCTTTTTTCTTACCATATCTTTTTGTCATGGATGATTTAATCTTCTTACCTTTTTTATTTAGAGGCATTTAAAACTTTACCTTTATTTAATCCGTTTTTTATTTTGTAGCCTTGTGTACCATTAGCACCAATGTCTACTTCTTTTTTTAAAACTTTAAATAAATTCTTTTGTTTATTTTCTTTATTTAAATTTTTAATATGCCCTAATAATTGTCTAATAATTCTATTCATATTAATATCCAAATTTATTATCTGCTGCATGAAAATCATTTTGTCTGAAGAATGTTCTAAATCTTTCTGCATATTTAGGATGTGTTGGTCTACTCATACATCCATATCTTAATGCATCATAAGCATGATCTTCAGCATTAGTATCTACATCTTCAGGGTTTTTATTATCTGTTGGTAATGTGCTTAGAGTTCTAACTAAGTTTTTACAAGTCTTAAATATTCTTAACCCTGGTTCTTCATCATTTACTCTAAATCTTTTATGGACTTCGAGTTTACCATTAATTCTGCTTTTAGGTGATCTATCTGATGGTCTCCATCTACAACCATTCTGTATCATTGTTTCTGCAATGCTAGGACCTACATCACCTCTTCTTGCCCAAGTACTAGAGTCTAATACTCCATAGTGAATATGCTCACCTTGTTCTAGACTAATTACTTGTCTTGCGAAATAATCTGCTGTAACTTTTTTAGTATAGAGTTCTCTATAAATCCATAGATTATTATTATAATCAACAGCAAACCATAAAACACAAGCAGGAGAAGAATAACCCCAGTCAGCAGCACGAAACTTATACCATCCCCTAGGAATTTCAAAAGGTTCAACAACATGAGTTGCTTTGCTAAATTCTGGAAAAGCTGAGTCTTCATAAGCATCCCAATCTCCATCTAAAAATTGTTTACGCTGTACTTCAGGTAAAGATGCAAGCATAATGTAATAATCATCTGTTTGCATTAGATAAGGATTATCTTGTAACTTAGCTGGAATAAATCTTCTAGTAATATACTTCTTTCCTGCGGGTGTATCTATCCCTACGTCAAAGGCTGTATTTGGTTCACTAGGTTCAACAAACATTTCTCGAACCCATTGTGATCCCACGTTACCTGGGTTACCTGTAGCTCTCATATAAACAGGTATACTTTTATCAACGGATCTTAAAGAAGATCTTAAAAAATTATATATATCTGGCGAAGGATATTGTGGAAGTTCGTCTATTCCTATCCATGTGTATGATTGACCTTGGTAACGTAAAGCGTCTGTCATGTTCTCTGCGTAACCAAACTCTATCTTTGCTCCCGATGGGAATCGCCACTCTTTTTCTTGTTCTCTCCATTTGGCTCCAGGATATGCCTTTGAGTATAATAGTTGAGACTTTTGAATTAAGTCTCTTAACTCAGGCATTGTCCTCCTTACTAAGAGTGCTCTGTGATTTTGATTAGAGCAATAACGAAGCGGATCAACTAGCATCGCATATGATTTACCACCGCCTCTTGCTCCACCATAGAATACTTCTCTTTCAGAAGCTGCAAGAAATTGTGTCTGTGGACCTGAATTAGGTTTAAAGATAACTTCTTGATTGTCTATGTGCTCTTTAACATTTTTAGGAGCACCCTCGATTATATCTTCTGTAAGCAGTTGTGTCTCTTTACCAGTAAGAGCTTTGTCAATAGTTAACAGTTTCTTCTTGGTATTTTCTGCAGACTGTTTAGCAGAACGTAGTGTTTGCTCGGCCTTTGCAACTTTCTTACGAGTGCGAGCTAGAATTTGTTTAACTGACTTCTTGGCTTTCTGTTGTAATATCTTCTTTGGTTTCGGTGGTGCTATTTCTTGCAAGCCTTTTTCTAAGTCCGACATGTGATATATATCTTCCAGTTTTCCTATGTAGCCATTTAGCCGTTTCTCTTAATGAACAAGTCTTAGTATATTCTCTTGCTTGACTAAGAGCATCTAATTCTTCTTTGATTGGTTCCAAATAATTAGGATCTTCTGATTGTTTAAAACCAAAAGGTATAGTCCTAGCTATTTTCTTGATCTTTATTGGTTCCATCTTTTGCAGGTAATATGAATATGCCATGCATAGCTTTCATATTTACATCTAGAGAATCCTTTTTACCTAAACCCACTCTATCCAATATGGAGTTCGCAGCTGCTAGACGAATATTAGAGTGTGGTGTGGTCCCGTCTTCGTCTAGTAGGTCAGTTAACCGAGTAGCTGCTTTGGCAGAGTGAGTCGATAAATGGTTCTCTGCTAATTCTGTTATTTCTTTTTTGAGATTACGCACAACTTTAGGGTAACTGTGGTCTGAATACCCAGCTATCCTAGCCGCTTCTCTAGGATTTCCTCTTGCTTCTCCGAAAAGTACGTCTAGAAACTTCTCTTGCATGTCTGTTAAGTTTCTTTTTTGAGTCTTTGTTATAGAAGAATCCATGATTTGCGTTTATTATCTCCATTATTTCCTTAAAAGGAAGTTTTTTTGTTTTGTTTATGTCTAGATCTAGCATAATTTTTATATTATTCGTGATGACCCCTGTTTTCCTATTGGAGTGTGCGTGTATGTGTGTCCTTTGAATAATATATAAGTACTATTATAGGGCTAGTTAACAATTTTGTCAAGTATTTTTTTATAATTTTTATATTTTTATTGATGTGTGACAATCTGTAACTAGACAAAATTGAACAAGGGGTGTATAATGTTATTAGGAACCCCCAGGGGAGCCTATACACCTATACCATACCTATTTATACAACCCCCTAGGGGATACTTTGGTAGTTTTAACAGTAATATAGCTAGAATATTGTACCCTATAATATGGCCCAATAGTGGTTTACGTTAACCTTGGGGATTTTCTGGTGACTGCATATATACATATAGGTGGAGGGGGGCTGGACCCCGCATAACCCTTGGGGTTCCTTGGGTTATAGCTTGTCAACTTTTTTGGATGCTTTTGGTTTTCCCTGGGGTTGCCCTTGGTTACCGCTTAGAATTAAACGGGGTAGTGTAAATTTTTGTAACCTAGTGTAACCCTTGGTAACTACTAAAGATTTTATTAGGCGCAAAAAAAAAGGCCCCGTATTTCTACAGGGCCTCTTTAAAATATGGCTTGATTAAATATTAACAACTTGTTGTGATTTTATTTTTATATATTCTGCTGATACTGAATATTTTATATTGCCAACAGTAAATCTAAAATAACTAAAATTAACTCCGCTATCAACTTTTGTTAAATGGTTGCTATTAAAAACAATTTCATTTTCTGTAAAATCTTCTGTTAATGAAATTTCTTCTTTTAATATTGGACAATAAAATCTTCTAGTTATTCTCGATCCAACTGATACAACATATTTTATTTCAATATTATTCATATTTATTTTCCTTCCTTTTCGTTAATAAAACAAGCGTTATAAAATTTAAATGAATTAAAATTTTTATTTTGTGTTTTAAAGTAATTACAAAAATCGTTAACTACATTTCTTTTATTATCTAAATGTAAGCTATCATTCCCAAAAGAATTATTATTAATTATTTTTGCTATCTCTTCAAAATGTTTTTTTGATAAACTCATATTTTATTGTCCTTCCTTTTTATTTATTTTTGTTAATTTATTATTTGATAAATTAATTAATTTATTTTCAACTGTTTCAATTAATTTTTCGCTGTCTGTTATCCATTCCAAGTCATCAGGATAATCGAAGCATTGATAACCCTTATCTAGTAATTGATATTTTACTATTTTGATTAATTGCTGATAACTTTTATTTTCAATATCTTTTAGAGTGTTATCACCATAATATTGAACTATTAATTGTGCCATGTCTCTTGCATCAAAACCGTTTTGAATTTTTATCGTTATAAATTCTCTGTTGTTTTGATCTTTACATTTTTTTATTGCCATTTTTTTACATCCTTTTTTTTATTTTTATTTTTAAACATAGTTATTTTTAAAAAAAGTATAAGGCACAAAAAAGGCAGCTAAAAATAAGGTGTTCTCGTTATGTTCTCTTTTATGGCCTTTAGTTGCGAATCATTATCAGCCATAGAAGGCTTTTAAAGGGGGTCTAATTGTTTTTTGATATGTAGGTATCAATAAAAAAAAGGGCCTTCTGGCGTTAACCATAGGCCCTTTAATTTAGATTTTTAATTTATACAGCTATTTTAAATCTTTTATTAAAAGATGTTTTTAATTCTTCAATTGTATTTCCTTCTAATTCAATTGAGTTTGCGCTATCAACTATCCATGATCCATAAATATCTTTTTTAATTTTAGATTGTTTTCTTAATGGTTCTACAATTTCTTCCATTACAATCGGATAATTATCTAAACTTAAAATATGATTTTGAATTTTAAGTATTTGATTAAATGCTTCGTTATCATCCAAATAATTTAATTGATTAATTATAGACACCAACATTTGATCTGCTTTACTCTCTGAAAATTCACCCTTTGTTGCATCACTTGTGGCAAGTTCCAGATTTTCTGCTTCTTCATTACTTTCAGTACCTTTTGTAATTTCAATTTTAAATAAAACTTTTGATGTAAGTTTTTCTAATAATGAAAAATTACAATCATAAAAATAAACCTTACTATCTGGAACAGACTTTTTTAAGTTCTCTATATCCAAGCTAAAAACAGACTTAACTATATCTGCTTTTAAACAAAATAAATTTATTCTTATTATCTTTTTATCAAATTTAAAATTAGACTTATCCATACTCATGACAAATAGAGAAGGATATAGAACTCTATTGGCCGTGGTTCTAATTGCATTGGCTCTAATTTTTTCATCTGATTTTTTAATTGAGTGATCAGGTTCTACTTTCGATTTGTTTTTTTCTTTTGTTTTCTTTTTATCTAATTTAGTTGGCTCTGATTTTTCAACTAAGTTTTTATAGTTAGCAAGAGGTAATAGTATCCTATCAACCAATCTTTTACGTTCTGAGTTTATTTTATCTACATTAATAAAACCCCGCGTCTCTGATAATATCTGATTAGGAGCCTTAATTCCTAACATAGAATAGATACTGTCATTACCTACTTTAAATTTACCTTCATTAAATAAGTTAAAATTCCTTTCAACTATTCCCATAGAGGTAATTTCATTTTTAATAGTATTATCTCCAATACTAGTAAAAAATGTATTCAACTGTTTATCCATAATTAATTGTCCTTTCATATTTATTTTTTTATTTTTAAACATAATAAGATTTATAATCATATTAATTCTACTGTCAACAAAACTATT